TTCGCCACGGCAACCAACCAGATCGCCGCTGGCGCCACTGGTCTGACGCTGGCAAAGCTGATCCAGGCCAAGGAAATCTTGGATGCTGGTGACGTTGATCCGTCGATCCCGCGCTACATCGCGGTCTCGCCGAAGCAGATCTCGAACCTGCTCAACAGCACCACCGTGACTTCCTCGGACTTCAATACCGTCAAGGCTCTGGCGATGGGCGAGATCAACAGCTTTGTTGGTTTCAACTTCATCGTGACGAACCGTCTCGGTGTTGATGGCTCCGCTGCACGTCGTGTCATCGCTTTCGCGATGGACGGTATCAAGCTGGCGATTGGCCGTGAGCCGACCGCACGCATTGATGAGCGTGCTGACAAGTCGTATGCGACCCAGATCTACTATGCGATGACGCTTGGCGCCACCCGCATGGAAGAGAAGAAGGTCGTTGAAGTCCTCTGTGCGGAATAAGGAGACTGAGCAATGGCTACTGTTTACTCTGCGCAGCGCACCAACACCCGTGCAAACCCGACCGTGAAGAACAAGGCCAACGAGCTTGGTGGCCGCGTTCGTATCGCTCACGGCACCTATGAGGCTTCGGCGCTGGCTTCCGGCGACGTGATCGAGCTGTTCGTCCTGCCGGACAACGCTCGTCTCATCTCGGGCTTCTTGGCGAATGACGCGCTTGGCGCTTCCACCACGGTGTCGGTCGGCTACGCCGCCCACACCAACGCGGCTGGCACCGCTGTCTCGGCTTCGGCTGCGGCTTACCTGGCTGCCACCTCGACCTCGTCGGCTGCTAAGACTGCCATCCTCGCAACCCTGGCTCTGGGTTCGGGTTCGGAAGTTGACGCAAACGCCAACGGCATGACCGTGACTGCGACCATGGGCGGTGCCGCTGGCACCGGCACGATCGAAGTGACGATCATGTACGCTCTGGACTAAAAACTTAGGGGGCGGGACAACCGCCCCCTACCACCATAAGGGGCGCTCCGATGACCAGCACAGTTGATATTGCGAACTATGCGCTCAACATGATCGGGGCATCTAATATCTCAAGCCTTGATGAAAACAGCAAAGCTGGGCGCCTGGTCAACCAGCGTTACTCAAATGCTCGTGATGCTGTATTCCGCTCACATCCCTGGAATTGCCTGATCCGCCGCGCTGAACTGGCGCAAGAAGCAACGGCTCCTGCGTTTGGCTATGCCTATCAGTATCCGCTGCCAATTGATCCATACTGCCTGCGCGTGCTGGAGTTCTCGAATGGATCTCTGTCGTACCCGCAGGACAACATGTTCTCGAACAGAGGCGGCCCGGTGTTTGTCATTGAGGGGCGTAAACTTCTTACGGACGAAGGTACGGTTCGGATCAAATATGTCGCACGCGTCACCGATCCCACCGAATATGATGCGACCCTGATTGAGACAATTGCGGCTCGTCTGGCTATGGAGATCGCCTACGCGGTTACTGGCTCGACTACTGTCGTGCAGCTTGTCAGCGCAATGTACGACGAAAAGATCCGCGAGGCTCGGTTTGTTGACGCAACCGAGGGCGCACCTCAGAAGCTGGAAGCCAGCGACTTCATTGAATCGAGGTTCTGATGGCGAGATCCGCACCAGCTTTTAGCTCATTTACAGCCGGTGAGATTTCCCCCCGCCTTGAGGGGCAGATTACCCTTGAGCGATACAGGCAAGGTCTATCGGATCTCACCAACATGGTGGTCATGCCGCACGGCGGTGTGCAGCGCCGGCCTGGCACTGAGTTCCTGGGCGAGGTGAAGAACAGCGCGATAAAGTCTAGGCTGATCCCGTTCCAGTTCAAAACGTCTGACACATATATTCTTGAGTTTGGAAACCTCACGATGCGGGTTTACCGCAACGGCCTGCAGGTTCTCACAGGATCTGCAAAGACAATCACCGCAGTGACGCAGGCCAATCCTGGTGTTTTAACTTCTGCTTCTCATGGCTTCAGCAACGGTGATGAGATTTTCATCACTGGCGTTGTCGGGATGACGCAGCTGAATGATCGCAACTTCATCGTTGCCAACGTCACTGCCAACACGTTTACGCTGAAAGATGCGTTTGGGGCGAACATCAACACAACCAGCTTTACCGCTTACACGTCGGGCGGCACGGCTGATGAAATCTATGAGACGGCCACGCCTTACGCAGAAGCTGATCTTTTCAATCTGCGTTATGCGCAGTCTGCTGACACGATGTACATCGTGCATCCGAGCTATGAAGTTCGCAAGCTGACCCGCACTGGATCGGCAAACTGGACGTTCACAGTTCCTATTCTTCAGACTGCTTTGCTTACAGCGAAAACTGTTGAAAACATTACGCAGGCAAATCCTGGCGTTGTTACTGTCACTGGACACGGGTTCAGCAACGGCGACCAGGTGCATCTGAGCAATGTTGAAGGAATGGTCGAGCTAGAAGGATTAAACTTTCTGGTCGCCAACGTCACCACCGACACGTTTACGCTGCAGGACGAAGGCGGCAACAATATCAATACCACAAGCTTCACAGCCTTTGTTGATGGCGGTGGTTCCGAAAGAGCGATCACGGGCGCTACTCAAGCCAACCCGGTTGTTGTGACATCAGCATCTCATTCTTTCACGAATGGTCAAATTATATACATCAACAATGTCGTCGGCATGACGGAGCTAAACGACGCCTACTACAAGGTTTCGGCGGTCACAAGCAACACCTTTGCCCTGCAAACTGTAGCTGGAACCAACGTAAATGGCACGGGTTTTACCGCGTACACGTCGGGCGGCACTGCCGAACTTGGCACGTCTGAGGTTCAGGAAATTGGGCCTGGGGAAACGCCGTTGTCTGGTGCCGATAATCGGCCCAGCGTTGTTACCTTTTTTGAGCAACGCTTGGTTTTCGCAAACACCAACAACAATCCGCAGACTTTGTTCTTCTCAAAGAACAGCGCCTATCAAAACTTTGTAATCGGCACGGCTGACGACGACGCCTTGATCTACACGATCGCGTCCAACCAGGTGAATGCCATCCGGTATCTTTCGTCCACGCGCATCCTGACCGTTGGTACGTCTGGCGGTGAATATGTGGTGACGGCGTCAAACAGTGGCCCGCTTACGCCAACCACGACCCTCATCCGCAAATATTCAAACTATGGCACCTCGACCATTGAGCCTGTGCAGGTCGCGGACGTAACTCTGTTTCTGCAGCGCGGCAAGCGCAAGATCCGCGAGTTTAAGTATGTGGGTGACATCAATGTAGATGCTTACACAGCTCCTGATTTGTCGATCCTTGCCGAGCATATTACGCAAGGTGGCATCGTACAATTTGCGTACCAACAGGAGCCTGACAGTGTGATCTGGATGGCTCGTGCGGATGGCACGTTGATTGGCATGACTTATCGCCGGGAAGAAAATGTCGTGGCTTTTCACAAGCATGTGATTGGCGGCACCTTTAGCGGCGGCCAGGCTGTGGTTGAAAGCGTTGCGTCGTTGCCCACCGACACCGGCGAAGACGAACTGTACATGATCGTAAAGCGCACCATCAATGGTGTGACCAAGCGTTATGTCGAGCTGATGAAACCGTTTGACTTTGGCAGCGTCACCACAGGCGCGTTCTATGTGGACAGCGGCCTGTCTTACAGCGGCTCGGCCACGACCAACTTGTCTGGCCTGTTCCACCTAGAGGGACAGACGGTTTCGATCCTAGCCAATGGCGCCGTGCATTCTGACGAGGTGGTGGCGTCTGGCGCCGTTACCTTGAACACCAGCAGCACGATTGTAGCTGCCGGCTACGGATACACCAGCAATCTGCAAACGCTGCGTATTGAGGCTGGATCTGTCGATGGCACGAGCCAGGGCAAGCCCAAGCGCATCCATGCCATCACGGTTCGCTTGCATGAGACTGTGGGTGTCGAGGTTGGCAACAGCGCTGGTGAGGTTGATGAGATTTACTTCCGCGACAGTTCCATGGCTATGGACACTGCAGTGCCTTTGTTCACTGGCGACAAAGACATTGAATTCCCTGGGGGCTTTGATGATGATGATCGCATCTATGTGCGACAGAACCAGCCGCTGCCACTAACAGTTCTTGCGCTCTTCCCGCGCATGAACACGTTCGACAAGTAGGTGTGATCGATGGCTCTCTTTCCGATCTTAGCACTAGGCGCCTCAATTCTGGGAGGTGTATCGCAAAAGCGTGCAGCTGATAAAGCAGCTGCGGCGGCTTTAAAGGCCGGCGAGTTTAACGCCAAGATCATCGAACGCGACATCGATTTGCTGGAGCGTCAGCGCCAGATCTTCAACGCCAACTTCCTGGTCGATGCGCAGCGCTCTCGCCGATCGTTTGAGCAGGACGTTCAGGGCGCTGTGAAGGCAGGCTTTGGCTTCGCTGGCATCGACATCTCGCAAGGCTCTCCGCTGCAGATCCTGCGGGAGAACGCGCGTGAATTTCAGTATCAGCAGGACGTGGCTGAGTTCAACCGCGAGATCGCCAACATGCAGATCTCTGACCAGCAAGAGACGGCCAGGCTGAATGCCGAGCTGTCACGCATGGAAGGTGGCGCACAGGCTGCCGGCCTGCGCTCGTCTGGCAAAGCCAGCCTGATTGGCAGTGTCGGACAGGCTGCACAGATCGGCTACGAATACAAACTGTTTGGTGGGTGACAATGAGAATTCCAATCTTCCGCTCTCAGGCTCAAGCCACCAACGAAGCGCCAGGATCTCGCATCCAGGCGCGAATGAATGCGCAGCCATTCGTGCAGGCCGCCTTGGCCAAGGGCGAGGTCTTCAGCTCGGCCATGAAGGGGATTGGCGACTATGCGCTTGTGCGTGCCAAGGCCGAGGCCGAGGTGCAGTACAACGAAGCCATGCTTGCGGCTGAAGAAGAAATGCGCACGCTGGCCGAAAGCCTGAAAGAGAACGGGCGGCTTGGCGATGTGATCAACGAAAAAGGCACCGGCGCTTGGCAGCTGCAGACCAAGGATATGCGTGAGCGCCTGGCCGATGGGCTGTCCAGCCGATCGATGACGGATGCCTTCAATGCGCGTTTCAATCAGCAAGAACTGACGTTGCGGTTCCAGCTGCGCGATGCCATTGAAAGCCGCATCAAGGCGCGTGCTGCTGCAGCGGCTTCGGCACGCCAGGAATCTATGGTCAACCAGCTCTCAGACCCGAACACCCCGGTTGAGCTGGCGGCCATGCTGCTAACCAGCCAAGACGCAGAACTGCAAGCAAGTGTCGCAAATGGCATTATGACGCCAGAAACCCGCGCAGCGGTAAACTCAGAGCTGCTTGGCAAGATCGTAGACAACGTGACCGCCGGCTACGTCGCAGCCGATCCCGCCAAGGCAATCGCACTGAGCAAGGCACTAGAGTACCAGGCGCAGGTTGACGCTGGCTTGATGACTTCAGCCGAGGCAGCAGAGCTGTCGGGTCTTGGCCCTGACGCGTCGTACACATTGTCTGTGCTGCGCATGGCTCGGCCAGATGTTGCGATTAACGCCTTGGCCAGCGCTATAACCACGGCCAACAAGCTTGACGGCGCGATGGATGAGGCAAGGGCCGAACAGACTGCCGCAACAAACTTGGCAAACGAGAACCTCTACAACTCGGCATTCGGTGTTGACCCCAAGGCTCCTGCCAGCCTGGATCTGACGCAGCGCTTGCAGGCTGCAAACCCTCAAGCTTTGGCCCTCGCCGGCATCAGCCCAGATCAACCGATCACTGGCAAGCAGTATCAAGATGCGGTGACCAGTGCGCTTGATCGCCAGAACTTCTTGACGCCAGATCGGCGCAAGACGCTCGACACGCACCGCAATCCGGATGTGGCTGGACCGTTTGCCACTCAGACCAATTCTGCGGTGTTCACCACGCTGTATCAAAAACAGCTGGCTGGCACGCTCACGATGCAAGATTTGAACAACAACATCGGCGATCTGTCTCAGCAGGATTGGAAGGCCATGGCTGATGGCATCCAGACCGAGTCGCGGGAGAGCCTGGGCCTTGTCGATGATGCAGTTGCTGCGGCATTCGGTTTCAACAGAGCGGCGGCAGCTACAGACGAGCAGTCGAAAGAGGCGCAGGCTGCCTATGCCTACGTTAACTCGCATCTCACCCGCGAGTTTAACCAAGCGCGAGAGGCTGGCAACCCAATGACATCAACGCAGCTTACGACCCGCGCCAATGAGCTGGTGGATGAGCGCATGGTGTCTTATCGGGCAAGTCTGCAGGCGCAACTCAGTGATTATCTTGCGGCTCAGACACCATCTCTCGGAGTTACTTTGAGGCCCGGCAATGAACTGGCAGATCTTGATGCCTGGTATGAAAATCTGCCGGAACCCACATCGGTTCAACAATCTAAGTATGCTGCAATTCGCGCACAGATTTCGCGCTATACGACGATGATACAAGGGCAGTGACATGGCTGGACTGATCGAAGACGACACCGACGTTGAGATGGGCCGTTATGACGAGGCCTATCAGATCAAGACGTACTCTGGCTTGTCGCCGGCGAACATGCGCGGCGGCACTGTCCAGTACGATCCCGTAAACAAGACCGAGGCTGTCTACGTCGATCTGCCCTCGGGCGGCAAGCTGCGCATCGGCGATCGCTCTGTAACGCCAATGCAGGTGGCAGAGACGGACGCGGCGGCTGCCAAGAAGGAAGAGATGCTGGCACCGCAGCCTGGTGCTACGTCCACATCGCCTGTGCCGACCAACGGTCGTGCGCCGATCGAAAGCATTATTGGTGGTGCAAACGGTCCAGAGCTGGCTGACTATGAAGCCGCCGGCTACACCGAAGCCGAAGTCATGCAGTACGAAAAGTTTCGCACTGAGCAATACATGGCGCAGCCCAACATCGCTGACGCGGTAAAGTTGACGCCTGATCAGATCAGCCAGTACGCTGCACAGCCTGGTGCTGAGATCATCGCGCCGCAAGGCGCTGGTGTGCGTGGGAATGTTCAGGATTGGATTTACAATGCGCTTGATCCGAACCGTGAGCCAAGTGGCGGTGCCGCCGACATGCTGCGCTCGGCGTTCAGCATGCTGCCAGGCACAGAGAATCTGGACCCAGGCGATCTGCGTTTTTTCTCTAATCTGTTTACTGGTTTTGGAGATGTAACGTCTCCACTTGGCGGCGCTATTTCAGTGGACGAAGGCACTACTATGATGGGCCGTGGGTACAATCAGTTGTCCTCTGGCAACCCAGATCAGATGGCGTCTGGCGCAGTTGACATGACGATCGGCGCAGCGCTGACCACGCTGGGCGTGGCTGAGTTCGTGCCTTTCGTCAAAGCACTTAGCGATCCTGCTAAGGATATGTTGCGGCGCATGTCTCCCGAGGCAAAGAACTTGCTGGCCGACACGATCGGCCTGAGCCGTGCGATCTCGCAGGGCGACAAGGACATGCTGATTGAGATCTTCCAGCCGCGCGGCACGACGCAAAGCTTGAGTGCGGCTGCAACTGGCGGCCCAACCACTCCAGTTGTTGGAAGCACTACTCCATTGCGCGAAGGCGGCGCTGAGAACGAACAAGCGCGGCAAGCAGTTGTCTCCATCGCCGCGCAGAGAGACCCATCACGGGACAAGCCTCTTGTCCGGATTGATGACATTGCATCGTTCCATGAACAAAACCATGTGGCCAAGTACGGGCGAAAGCTTGATCAGTACAACGATCAAGATTTCAACACAGCCATTGACGCAACAACCGATGAGGTTCGGTATCAGCTCAATCAATCCGTCTCTGGCAAGGGTTGGTACGACAGTGACGTGAAGAAAACTTTTGAGATTGCGTCACGCATTCCTGGTTTGGAAAGTTTGGCAACAAGTGAAACTGACCGCGTGATCATGTCGGCGATTATGGCGCCAACCTCAATTGGGCAGCTCGTCACCAACAACACCCGCGCTGCCATCGCAGCTATGCTGCAATACAAGCGTACCGGAAAAGTTCCGACAACGCCTCCAGCTGCTGGCTCTGTTACTGAAGGCATCAAGAATGCTGGGTGGGGCTTCAAGCAGGGTAGTGTCGCTGCGAACATGCAGGTCATTTCTCACCTTGTTGAAAAACTTGGTCCGGATGGTTTTGCCGATTGGTGGCTTTCCCCTCACACTCTCAAAGAACTTGGCGATGTTAGAAGAGAGGCAGGCCTCTCTGGAGACCCAAGTGGCTTGAGCGGCGGCCAAAACAGCATGCACCTGGGCGCCATGGTGATCGGCGACAAAACCGGCAGGTTCTCTCTCAACATCAACGGATATGAAGGCACCACAAAAGACGTATGGTTCAGCCGCTCGTACAATCGCCACTTTGGCGATATGAGAGATAGCAAAGGGGAGCTTGCCGGCGGACCCAGAAATACAGTAGAGCGTCGTCGCATGGAGGAATTCACGCGGCAAGTGCGTGACCGCCTGCAAGATCAAGGTTTGAGCGAACAAGACGTTCAGGCCATTCTGTGGTACTATGAGCAGAACTTGATGACAGATCTTGGCGTGCAATCACGCCCTGGTGCATTTAGTGAGGAGGCGGAGAGGATCTATGGACAACTACGACCAGGAGTTCGCGCAGGCGATGCAACTGAAGCTACGGCTGAACCGGGAGGCATCGAAGGCTTCCGTGGCATCAGCGCAACCCAACGAACAGTCCGCGCCGAGCGGAGACTTCCGGAGCGGGTTGATCCAAGAAATCCTGAGGGACAAACCGGGCCTTACACGCGAGGAACTGGATCAGGCGATGCAGGAGATGGGCTTCTAGTTCTTGAGCCTAATCCGCAGTCTCAGGCGCGTTACCGTGAAGCTGGGCTAACGCTACCTGTCATTCGTGAAGTTCCGGCACAGCAATCAGCCGCGCAGTACAATGCAGACATGACTGACGCAATGCGGGGCCACAAGTTTGGCGCTCAGGTGGAAATCAAGTCGGCAGAGGACTTGGCGCAGGCTCGTCTGTTTAGAACAGACGATGGCAGCGGTTTTGCAATCAAGCCAGATGGCGACATCGTTGCTGTCTTCGCAGGCAAACAATCTGCAAAAGGCGGTGGCTATTCCATGTTGCAAGCGGCTGTTGCTGCCGGTGGCAGAAAGCTTGATGCCTTCGACACATATCTCCCAAAGATATATGAGACAGCCGGCTTCCGTCCTGTAGCTCGTCTGCCGTGGAATGATGAGTTTGCTCCTCCCAATTGGGACAAGGAAGCATTCTCTAAATTCAACAACGGAGAGCCGGATGTAGTTTTCTTTGTTTACGATCCAGACTATTATGGCGGGGCCGTAGACGTTCCGACATTCGGCAATTACGACGAGGCTGTGGCTGAACAAGACAAGCAGCTGCAAACTCTTGGAGGACGCAAGTAATGGCAGTCGATCCCCAGCAACTCGCGACCGAGCAAGACCAGCGCCAGGCTATCACGCAGATGGGCGCACCGACCGAGTTTGCGCAGGGGCCTGAGCAAGCAGTTCGCGTGGCTGGCGGTGGTGCTTTCGGCGAACTACTGCAGAAGCTGGGATCGGCTGTGCGCAATCAGTTTGGCGACGTGCAGCGCGTACCAACACCGCAAGAGCGTCGTCTAACCGATGACGCTGGCTTCTCTGAGCGTGCAACCAAGGAAGCCCTGGCGCCGCAGGTGCTGTCGCCGGAAGGCGTTACACGCTTTCAGGAGCGTGGTCTGCAGGCACCAGCTGTCAACGCACCGCTCACCGCTCAGCCGCAGGTGGATGTGCTGCAGTCGGCCACCAGCGCCCTGGACGATCAGGCCGCAGAGGCGGCCACCAATGCCGAGGCAATCCGCACCGATGCCAGCAAGGCGCTCAACGCTGAAACGCAGGGCTTTCGGCCTGAAACCGGCGTGGCACCGGAAGAGATCACAGATCCCGTCCTTGACGCCTTGTCCCAGCGCGATCTGCAGATCAAGAGCCTGAAAGACGGCGGGGACTTCAACTTCGACTACATGGCCACCACGGATGACGTGAAGGCCACGATCACGGCTGTCGCAGAAACACTGTCCAGCGAACAGGCTGCCGTCACTCGCGGCGTGATCACCAACAAGACCACGCTGGAGGAAGCATCCAAGCTTGCGGCAGATGAAGTCGGCCTGACCCGTCAGTTGCTCAAGCGCCGCGTCGGTGATGGCGCACTCAACGCTGCAGAGATGGTGGCTGCCAGGGATCTCCTGGTGCGCAGCGCCACAAAGCTCACAGATCTGGCCGAGAAGGTTAAGAGCGGCCAAGGATCAGCCGTCGATCGCTTGGCATTCCGCCGGCAGTTGGCAATCCATGCCGGCATTCAGCTGCAAATCAAGGGCGCCCAGACCGAAGCTGCGCGTGCGCTGCAATCGTTCCGCATTCCGGTCTCCGGCGAACTCAGCGCCCAGCGCATGAGCGAAGAGGCTGTGCGTGCGCTGGCCGACTCGGGCGTTGATCAGTCAACCGATGCACTTGCACAGCGCATTCTCGACAACGGGCGCCTGCCGGAAGGTGCGCGGCTTGCTGCACTCAACACACTGGCCGAGCGCGGCTGGGGTCTTAAGTCTGCCGATGCAATCAGCGAAGCCTACATGGTCGGCCTGCTTTCCAGCCCAGCAACTCAGGCAAAGAACATCATCGGCACGATGGGCTTTATGGCCTACCAGCTGCCAGAGGAAATGCTGGCCGGCACTTGGGGCGCAGTGATCCGTGGCGTCAAAGGCAAGAACGCGCCGTACAATCTGCGCGAAGATCAGGTTTACACGGCTGACGCTTTGGTCCGAGTAAAGGGCTGGATCGACAGCGTGGGCGATGCCTTCCGCATTGCATCGGCTGCATACAAGACCGAGATCCCCACCGACCAGATGAACAAGCTTGACTACAACGTCGGCGCAATTCGCTGGGACGGCGAGAGCATGTACTCGCGCGGCATCAACGAGTTTGGCAAACGTGCGCGTATTCCTTTCCGTTTGTTGCTGGCAGGCGACGAATTCTTCAAGACTATTTCGCAGCGCGGTGAACTCTACGTTGCGGCTCATCGTCGGTATCAGGCAGGCCTGCGTGCTGGTGAAGACCCGCAACGTGCGCTGGATGAAGCTGGCATGGTGCTGCTTGATCCGCGTGCTGTCAGCGATGAGATGATCAACAAGGCGCGTTACGACACGATGACGTTGGACACCGGGTTGCTTGGCCAGCTGGCCAGCAAGATCCAGAACGTGCCAGTGCTTGGCCGCATCATCCTGCCGTTTGCCACCGCGCCCACCAACGACATGCTGCGCACGCTGGAGCGGTTGCCAATCCCGATCGGCAGCAAGCGTCTGTACCAGGATCTGCTTGGTCAGAACGGCCCGCAGGCGCAGCAGATGGCGCTGGGCCGTTGGTCTGTCGGATCAATGACCTTTGCCTATGCCGCGCACCTGACAGCTCAGGGCCGTCTTACTGGCGCAATGCCGGATGATCAGAAAGAGCGCCAAGCATTGCCGCCTGGCTGGCAACCGTACAGCATTGTGCTGCGTGGCGCTAACTTCCCGAAGGACGCAGACGGCGAGGATCTGCCGTTGTACGACGAGTACGGTCGGCCCAACGGTCCGCTGACCTACGTCAACTATGCTGGCTATGGGCCAGTGTCGTCGGTCATTGGTCTTGGCGCGTCTATCCCGCAGAAGATGGCCCTGGCCCGTGATCCGCAGAAGGCTCAGTCTATGGCCGGCGCAGCGCTCGGCTCTGTCGTGAACTACTACAAAGAGCTGCCCATGCTGCAGGGCATTGCGCAGATCATGGACTTCACTGACACCATCAGCATTGAAGCAATCGTGCGCAGCCCAGCTGTGGCTGCCACGCCGATCGGCCTGCCAAACATCTACAGCTCTCTGCAGCGTGCAGTGCAGCGTGCAATTGACCCGACCCGCGTGACGCCGCGTGATGATGTCGAATACTACACGATGGAAGATGCTGATGCAGGCTTTACTGCCGGCGATCCGCTGTTCAGCAATCCGAACGGCACTGTCAGTTACCGCCTTGTTGGTTCTCCGAAGGCTGATGCTGGTCAGCAGATGCGTGAAGCCTGGACGATGATGCGTGCGTATCAGCAGCAGGACAGCATGTTCGCTGATGAGCGTGATCTGAATGCTGTGATGTACGACACGCTGGGCAACGTCATGGGTGCCGAGGACGTAAGCTTCTCGTCCCGCCCAGGCCTGGCTCTGTGGAACATGACCACTGGCATGGTCGTAAAGCCTGGCCGTGAATTGACTGCAGTCGAGAGCGAGATGATGCGGTTGGCCAAGGATGTCGGCGGCTGGCCGATCACCAACCCCGAGAGTGTTGACGGCATCAAGCTTGGCGCTGGTGCGCAGTCGGATTTGACGCGCATCGCCAAGAACGAGGTGACGCTCAACCTGTACGGCATGGGCTTTGCAGACTTTCGTGGATCTCTGGAACAGCTGGTGTTCTCTCCGCAGTACACGATGTCCAGCGACGTGGACAAGCGCACGCTGGTGCGCAGCCTAAACACCAAATTTATTGAGGCTGGCGTTCTTACTTTGCTGGAACTGCCAGACTATGCTAACTTGCGCCAAGCATATGATGATGTGCAGGCGCTCAAGGAACAGGGCATCAGATGACCGTATCAACCAGCATCAGCACCGCCAACTACACTGCCAACGGCAGCACGACGACGTTTGCCTATCCGTTCAAGATCTTTGCAAACAGCGACCTGGTGGTAAGCTTGCGTAACACGGCAACCTCTGTTGAAACTGTGCAGGTGTTGAACAGCGCGTACACCGTCACCGGCGCTGGCAACAACGCGGGCGGCAACGTCGTGTTCGGCACAGCTCCTGCGTCAGGTAACACGGTGTTAATCCGGCGTGAGCTGCCGCTGACGCAAGAGACTGACTTTGTGCCGAACGATCCGTTTCCTGCAGCAGCGCACGAAAACGCTTTAGACAAGCTGACCATGCTGTTGCAGCAGACCGGCGTTGCTGCTGATCGGGCGATTGTGTTCCCGGCATCTGAAGTTGGTCTTGGCCTGACAAATGTGCTGCCGTCGGTTTCTGATCGTCGCTTAAAGCTGATCCAGTTTGCCAACGACGGCTCGGTTGATGTCATCGCGCCTGCTGATCTCAGCAACGCCATCATCGGCGCAAACTACGTTTTTGATGCTTTTACAGGCTCGGGCGCCACCACGATTTACACGTTGTCTGCTGGCCCTGGCTCGACCAACAACACTGCAGTCTACATCGACGGTGTGTATCAATCAAAGAACAACTACAGCGTCTCTGGCAGCACGCTGACATTTTCCACAGCGCCACCGCTGAATTCGGCAATTGAGATTGTCATCGGCGATGCAATCTCCGCTGGAGCTGCCACGGCTGCTTCTGCCGTATCTTACAGCCAAGGCGGCACAGGCTCTGTCTCACGAAATGTTCAATCCCGTCTGCGTGACTATGTGTCGGTCAAAGACTTCGGCGCTGTCGGTGATGGCGTGACGGATGACACGGCGGCTATTCAGGCTGCACTAGACTATGCTGACACTGGGTCGAACCAATCAAGCGTTGTCACGGTCTTTATCCCTGCCGGGACTTACATTCACACGGGCATCACCATTGCGGGCGGTGTCAACGTGATGGGCGATGGTCGCACTTCTACAACCCTTTTTCTGAAAAACAGCACAAACCCCGTCCAATCCGTGAAACTTGAGAGCAGCAGAGCAAGCATCTCAAAGGTTACTATTGACGGGAACCGCAGCAACAACAGCAGCGGAATTGGCCTGAATGCCGACAATAGCGTGGCCGCAGGCAATTCGGCTTTTTGCTACATCGAAGACTTGGACATCCAGAATACGGCTGGCACGGGCTGCATCGTTACGAACGGAAACATGGCGCACCTTAAAAATGTGTCGATCACCCGTTGCACCACAGGTCTGATCGCAGAGCGTTGCACCCAGTTGACCATGACCAACGTGGACATTGCGAAGTTCACCGTTGCGGGTTTCGTCATGCAAGGTTCGCCCGCTCAGAACGTGGTTGTGTGGAACGGCGGCTTTATGGAAACCACAGTGGACACGCCCACGGCTGGCGCTCCGTTCATTCACCTGAAGAGTATGCGTAGCACGGACGCTCTTTATATTGCTGGTCTTTGGTGCAACGGTCACTTCACCGACAGCGCCTTTGACACCACTGGCCTAAAGATTGAAGACCCCCTTTACGTTGACAACGTGACCATCGACGGAACCGTTTTTTACAATGTGAAAACTGCAGGGACTTATGTTGGCGTTGCCAATACTGAGATCGGCTTGGTCGATGCCCGTGGTATTTCGACTGTTGGCGGTGGCGGTTCGTTCACGCGGCAGATGGGTGTTTTGACCCAAGCCAGCTATAACTTTGACTTCTTCACAAACGAGAAAAGTCTGACGGTTTCTGGCACCACAAACGAGTTCATTGTTCCGACTGGAAGCCCGATTGAAATTCAAGAGATGTCAATGCTTGTTACCGAGGCTTTCGCTGGGACGGGCAATGGCGCATTGAACTTTGGGGTGAATGGATCAGGAACTGCTTTTGGGAGCGGGCTTGTCCTGACTAACCCAACAACTTTGAATACTGTTGTTGATTTCACGTCATCGTTGACCAGTAAGAAGTCAAGCCTGAGCTTTGACAAAATTACCTTTGCTGCCGCTACGCCGTTGGCAACAACTGGCAAGGCGCGGTTCAAGGTTCGCGGCATCGTCTACTAAGGGGCAAAGACATGGCACTGACTAAAGCACACAACCGCATGATCGCTGGCTCCTACGTCAATGTCCTTGACTATGGTGCGGTTGGTGATGGCGTGACGGATGACACAGCTGCAATTCAAGCTGCGATTGATTTCTCAAAAACAAGCGGAAAAGTTCTTCTTGTAAATCCAGGGACTTACATTCTTTCTAGCACACTTGATTTAAACGATGGGTTCGACAACGCTGTTTCCATCATGGGAACGGGTGGGGTTTCTAATGAACCTACGTTTAAGTTTACAAGTTCTGTATCTGTTGGACTCTTGATCTTGAACAGCAAGGCTTCGATGGTTCGTGACCTTGTTATCGACATGTCGGCTGTTACCGTTGATTGCGTGGGTGTTCTGGCAAATGCCATGTGGGAAAGCCAGATGCAAAACGTTTTCATCAAAGGACCGGGTGCTACAAACCCAGCTTCAGGGCAAGTATCTTACGGCTTGGCTCTTCGTCCGACCTATAGTGGCACTGTTACTTCATGGCCTGCTGCTTCAGATTTGCAGACAATTTATAGCGCTTCAGGCATCAACATGGGTGTTTACTGGAACAACTTTGTTCGCATTCGTGTCGAAGATTTTGGGTATGGCCTTATTCTGCTGGGTGGTGAAGGTGGCTCAAATCCACGCACAAACCAAAACCAATTTAACTCGTGTAAGTTCAATTCAAACTTCTATGGCATCTGGATGGAAGGCACTGGCGGTGGAAACGTATTCATCTCCAGCACCGCAGAAACCGCTGGTGGTGATGCGGTAACTGTTCAAAACATTTCAAGCGGGACGGGGCCTGTTTGGATCGGCGGAGAGGTCAGTGCTACTGGTGAGCAGTGGAAGGGGCCGGGGATGCTGCTCAACGCTACGGCTGGGACAGGCTTCCCAGTTGCAAACGGGGCAGGGGACGCTGGCACTCATATTCGTTTTACAGACCAAGACCCGCAGCTCTTTGGGACGAAGTTAACTGGTAGTGGATTCCTAAGTGATTGGGATACCAAGCTGGACCTTCCAACGTCAGGTTCTGGTACAACGTCTTCAAGATCGTTTAACATGGCTACCATATCGGTAGACGGTTCTGGTACTGATGCAGCAGGCTATGAATTTTCCGTAATCATGCACGACGGCACTTCTCCGCAAGGCTCGTCTGTGATGATTTATCATGTGCTTTTGAATAGGGGTCTTTCTCAACCTCTCACGGCTGCTGCTACTCAAATCAGCGCTAGAACTGTTTGGCACAATCTTGGTGGTGGTGCTGTTGCTCCAACTGTAACCGTTACTGTTGTTGGCTCTACCGCAACTGTAACAGCAAATTTGAACTGGAATAGTGTCGGTACCAATCCGGGTGAACAACTTGTGTCTTACGCAATACGGACATTAAACACAGTAGATTCAGGCGGATGGATTTTAACAGCGCTCTAAGGAAAGAATGATTACGATGACCCCTGAAATGCTCTGGAGCCTTGGCCTATCTGCTGCACTTGGCCTAATTAGCTGGGTTCTTAAAACTCATGTTAATGAGGTCAAGCGTTTGCAGATCTTGCTGAACCGCACGCGGGAAGAAGTCGCCAAGGACTACGTTACCAAGACTGATGTGCAGTCCAGCATCAATATGCTGATCACGCGCATCGACAACTTGGACAACAAGATCGACGCGCTGCTGCGAAGCCTGGCAAAGTGAATGTGCCGTTGATCTGGGTGGCGTACACGCACATCTGGATCGACGGGCGCATGGTATTTGTCAAGATTTGCAGGTATACTGCGGACATCGCGCTGGCGGTCCATCCGCTGTTTCCGTGTCCGCCGTTCTGGAGCCTGTGATGTTCGACCCCGTTAGCATTGGCATGGCCATCTCTGTCGGCAGCAAGGCTTTCGGCCTGCTGAAGCAAGGCATTGCGGCTGGGCGTGAGATCCAGGACATGGCGTCTCAGTTGTCAGAGTGGGGCAAGGCTGTCTCTGACATTGCCTATGCTGCGGAGAAAGCTGACGAGCCGCCTGGCATATTCAAGACGCTCTTCGGTGGCGACACGCAGAAAAGCGCCATCGACATTTTTGCCGCGCAGAAGCAATGCGAACAGCAAAGGCGGGAGCTTCGTCAGCTCATTAGCTTTTCATATGGGAACGACGCTTGGCTAGAGTTTCAGGCCATTGAGCGCCGGGTGCGAGAGCAGCAAAGAGAGCAGGTCTATCGCCGCCGCGAGCTGATCGAATCGATCATGGAATTTTTGCTCTGGGCTGGTATAATCTTGACCGCGATGGTGCTGGCTGGCGTCGGCCTGTACTTCTGGGGCGTCTATCTGGGGAGGTGGTAGGATGCGCGAGAAGCTGACATGGCTGGCCTTCGTCGCTGGCATCTTTGGCATCCTGTGGCTCAGTGGCGACGGCTTTTATCGCTACCCGTGCCAGGCGCCTGAAATGTTCGACGACAGCGCCTGCAACCCCCCGATTTGCCTTCGCACAAGAAACTGTGCGTCCGATCTGACAGGAGTTTCGGAATGAGCAAGAACGACCCTGATTTCATGGAAGCCAAGCTGCGCTACTTCATCGGCGTGGCCTTGACCTGCACCTTGGGCGGCATCGTGTTCTTCACGCTCTACGCCCTGATCTTCGTGACCCAGCCTCTGGGTGAGAGTTCAGAGAACGACCGCGCGCTGTTCTCCATCCTGACCCCTATCGCCAGCTTTCTGGTTGGTGCGCTTGGCGGCGTACTTTCGGCAGGAAGCAACCGCAACAAGGGCGGCAACGAGCCGTCGTCACAGGAGCCGAAAGAATGATCGGACGCATGATCGGAATGATGATTGGCCGCAAGGCTAAGGCGAAGGTCGTTGACGCTGTGCTGGACAAGGTGGACTTGCCCGACCCGGTCGAGAACGCCATTAAGATCGCTGCCACGGGAAACGTCGGTGACCTGCTTGGCGGCATGGGTAAGGACATGGCACAGGAAGCTGTGCTGGGCGCTGTCACCAAGAAGGTGCCGATCAAGAGACCCAAGAAATGAGATGGATCGTTGCCCTGCTTCTATCGACCGCCCCCGCCGTCGCCACGCCCTATGAAATTACCCGCGTCATTGACGGCGATACCGTGGAGATTGCGGTGGATTTTCTCCCGTCGCCCCTGCCACCCAAGCTGTCCATCAGGGTCATGGGCATCGACACCCCAGAAAAAGCCCCTCGCGCTCAATGCGACGCGGAGGCAGCCCTCGCTAGAAAGGCAAGCGCGTTTACAAAAGACGCGGTTGCCAATGCCACAGAGATCGATGTGCAGATCTTGAAGTGGGATAAGTATGGTGGTCGGGTGCTGGGCGATGTTTACCTGGACCACCAGAGCCTAGCTCAAAGCCTGATCTCTGCCGGCTTGGCTCGTCCGTACAAGGGCGATGCGAAACAATCCTGGTGCGAATAGGAGAAAGTGAATGACCCTTCTGACCGTTGATCAACTGCGTGCCATGATCCCGACCAACAAGGAAGTGGATGCCTGGTGCGAGGAGCTGAACAAGGCGCTGCCGAAGTATGGCATCACGACACCAGAGCGTATTGCTGGATTTACTAGCCAATGCGCCCATGAGTCAGGTGACTTCAACCAACTGCGCGAGAACCTCAATTATTCCCAGCAATCGCTTGAGCGTGTCTTCCCTCGGTACTTCGGACCAGGCAAGCGCAACGCTGCAGAGTATGCTCGGAACCCTGAGAAGATTGCGAACTACGTCTATATGGACGAGAACCGCACTAGCAAACTTGGCAATACCCAGCCTGGGGACGGAGCCAAATTTATTGGACGCGGTCTCAAACAATTGACCGGTCGTGACAACTATACTCGCTTTGCCAAAGACTACGACATGACAGCGGAGCAAGCCGCCGAGTGGTTGGAGACCAAGGAGGGTGCGCTGGCCTCGGCCCTGTGGTTCTGGAACACCAAGAACCTGAATGCAGTTGCCGACACCGGCGACGTGGTGCGGATGACGAAGATCATCAACGGCGGCGACATCGGCCTGGCCGATCGCAAGCAGCGCTACGACAAAGCCATGGCCATTCTCACAGGCAAGATCCCCTTGCGTGCAGCCAACACCAACGAGGTGAACTCGCAGATCACCGACGCTGTCACGCAGGTCTTGCGTCGTGGCGCCAAGGGTGAGCTGGTCAAGAAGATGCAGGCTGCCCTGGGCCTGACGGCTGACGGCGACTTCGGCCCTGGCACTGAAGCTGCGCTGAAGAAGTGGCAGGCGGCCAACGGGCTGACGGCTGACGGTGTGGCCGGCCCAAAGACACTTGGCAAACTGATTGGGTGACGCGATGGACAAGAAGCCTGGACTGTACGCGAACATGAACAAGCGCAAGGAAGCTGGCACGTCTCGCGACAAGGACGACAGCACGATCGACGACAAGACCTACTCCCTGATGACCCGCAAGTCTGGGCCGTTCAAGGAGAAGGAGAAGAAGGGTGGCTAAGTCTCCAGCCTGGCAGCGATCGGAAGGCAAGGCAGAGAGCGGCGGCCTGAACGAAAAGGGGCGCCGCTCCTATGAGCGTGAGAACCCTGGCTCGGATCTCAAGGCGCCGGTGAAGTCTGGCGACAACCCACGACGCGCCTCGTTCCTGGCGCGTATGGGTAACATGCCTGGGCCGGAGCGTGATAAGGACGGCAAGCCGACCAGGTTGCTCAAGTCTCTGATGGCCTGGGGCGCAAGCAGCAAGGCCGACGCCAAGAAGAAAGCATCGGCGATCAGCGCGAGGAATAAAGATGACTGATCTTGAAGCCCACCACAGCTGGCAGCTGCACAAGGAGATGCCGTTTAACCTGCGTGCCTCCATGGGGCATGTCACGAACGGCACGCCTGTCTTTGTGTACGGTAACAACTCAAATGTTGAGAACGTCGAGGAAACCATCTGGTATCAGGGCGGCCTATACACCTACCCGACAGCTGCCGTGCAGATGCTGGTGTCGTCGGACGATGCCACTGCCACATGCCAGGTGATGATCAACGGCCTGGACGCCAACTACATGCCGATCAATGAGATCGTCACGCTCACCGGCCAGACAGCCGTGACCACCACGCTGTCATACCTGCGCATTCAGAACGCCTATGTGCTGGCCGACCCGACTGCGCTTAACATCTACATCGGTGTCGGCACGGTCACGGCAGGTGTGCCGGCCACGGTGTATGAGCGGATCTTCAACGGTCACAACAGGACAGAGAGCGCACGATACACAGTGCCGGCTGGGCGCACGTTCTACATCACGCACGGCACCATCTCGCATGGATCTGACACGACCAACGCATTCATCACCGGGCGCCTAGTGTATAGGCTGTTCGGGCTGCCATTCCAGAATGCGGCGATCGTAAACCTGAACAACAAGTTCATCGACTTCTGGTTTGATTTCCCGATCGCCTTGCCTGAGAAATCTGATCTGGAAGCCAAAGCCTTTTGCTCGAAGCAACAGCCTAACTCTGTGTCGGCTTCGATTGAGGGGATCTTGATCACGGAGACGCAGTGATCGCGAGGGGCGCCTGATGAAGATGAGCCGTAGCGCAGTCTGATCTTGACCAACACAAAGCCTGTGCTGCGCCCCTCGCTGTTTAGGTTATCGGGTCAGCTGGAAGCCTGCAACCGCTTTGCCTCGGCTTGCTTTGCCAATGCACGTTCGATCGATGCCTTGCTGGCCGACAGCTTCACCTTCTTGGGCGGCTTGTATGGCTGGATCTCATCGACCCACACACGCTGCGGCGCAGTGAGCGGCTTGCCGAATGTCATCAGCGGCAGCACGATGCCGAACCTTTCGCACGCAGATTCGATCGACTTGCGATGAAAGCCAAAGTGCTTGCTTGCCTGGCCTGCATTCCAGCGCTTGGCTAGGGCAGCCTCCATCATATCCCTAGTAATAATCCTTCGGCCATTCATTCTCGGCTCTCCTTTTGATGGTCTCTATCTCAGGCAATCTCTGCCTGGCCATATACTCTATCAGCTCGAAGTCTGATTGCTTAACCCACCACCCCGGCAGCTTGACGTAGCCTGCGTCACGCAGGGCGCGGGCCGCCGGGCTGTCGCTGGCGGATCTGGTCATGCTCCTTTGCTCAACGCGCTGTCAGCCTCGGCCAGTGTTTCTGCCAAATCGCGAACAGGAATGCCGCGCAAAATTCTTTCTGGTACAGGGCGGATGCGGCCTAGTGCAGACCGAAGCGCATCCCGCTCCTTGGTCAGGGCTTCGATACGGTCGGCGGCGGCAAGATGTGTGTGCGCTCCAAGCATGACCCATCCGTCTAGTTCCCGCAGCCGTGCGATCAGTTCTTCGTCAGTCATGGCTCTCTCTTTCGGTCTCTGCGAGGGCGGCGCACATAGCCTCATATGCTGCACTCTGGTGGCTGTCCTCGTGGACACAGAAGGCATCCAGCATTTTACCAGCAGCCTCCACCGCCTTCGCCAGCTTGGCTTCAAGGGCGTCCCGCTCCTTCTCAAGCTTGATGTAGTCGTTCTCCATCATGCAGGCTTCTTGCTCCTGCATTTCCAACTCATCCTCCGCAGCCTTGGCGTCCTGACGTGCTGCATCCCGCTCCTTGGTCAGGGCTTCGATGCGGTCGGCGGCGTCGTTGTGGCCAAACTCATGGTGAAACTTGCTTCCGTAGAGGCGCAGCCGTGCGATCAGTTCTTCGTCAGTCATGGCTCTCTCCTTGGATATCTGCGAGGGTGGCGAGGGCGATGTCGCGCATATCTTTGAATGCTTCTTCCACCTCATAATCTTCGCCCCAGATCATTTGCTCATCGCGCTTAGCAATGGCGAGCAGCCCAGCCTCCGCCTTCGCCAGCTTGGCTTCGAGGGCTTCAATGCGGTCGGCCAGTGGTTTTGCAATTTGGCTCATGGCTTTTTCACCGTTCATGCGAATTGCGTCACACGCCACGTCATCGCACTCAGGTTCGCCACGAAGGAACATCCTGTTTTGGGTCGCAGTCGCCACGGCATCAACAAGCCAATCGCCACGATCTTTGATGCGCTTCACCAGATCATCACTCATCCTTACCTCCTGTCAGTTCTGCGAGGGTGGTGCGGGCCAGCATGATGGATCGCCAACAGCACCACACCTCATAGCCATATCCATATCCCACTGTCTCTAATGCAATGAGCGGCTCTGTTTCCGCTGGCGGGAAGTTGTCGGGCAGTATCGTCGCAAGGTGATTGCCGCCAACCATCACACTGTCCAACGCCTCCACCGCCTTCGCCAGCTTGGCTTCAAGGGCTGCCACCTGCTTTCGCAGGGGCTTAACTCTCTCGTCGTGAGCGTGCTTTAGGATTTGTGCGATGAATTGCGATGCCGCGTCCTCTATAATGCTGCCGCGCACCAGTTCGCGGGCCATCTCTCTCGCTTCTCCGTCAGTCATCTGCGCCCCCTGTTCCAAGCCAGCCGCGAAATCTTGTTTGCCAAGTCATCCAGTTCCGCCACGCTCATGTCGCGGTTGTCGAGCAAGGCGGTGTAGATCGCGTTGGTCAGCCGCTTCGAGGGCAGGATCGCTGCGCCCTGAATGATCGCTGCCACCGCCTCGGACTGCACGTCACGCACAGGCATGGTCTTCGGTTCTCTGTTCCAGAACATCATGCGTCCTCCTCCGGGAAATCAAAGCAGGTCAGCCGCACCAACTGCCCCGACGCTGCCAACTCAGACAGCTTTGCGGAAATCTTGGCGTCGGCCATGTTCAGAGATGTCGCGATTTCCTCAACGGTGCCACGGCCATCGAAGGCGATGGTGTCCAAGATCATCTCAGCCAGCGCGTCATCTTGCGGCAGAGGTGCTGCGTCCAAAATGCTCACCGCCAGCCAAGGCGTGCGGTCGGGCCGGGTCATGTTAGGCACGACGATGGCCTGCACCTTCTGGCCGACGCGCACGCCTTTTTCGAGCATGACCTTGCTCGGGATGAAGACGTTCTCGTTGCTCTCGGTCAAGGCAAAGGCACTGCCCGTGGCGAGTTGGTTGGTCAGTAAGATTGTTTGTTGCATTTGTTATTCCTTTGCTTCCAGTTTTTCCAATTCAGCCTTGGCGTCCATCAGGTAGAACCACAGTGTGGTCGTCTCTTCTGAGACCCAGCCCGGTCTAACTCCGGGGTACTTTGCCTCAAGATCGGCAAGCTGTTTCTCTTTCGTGGCGATGTACTCGCGGAGTTTGTCTGCTTCGGTCATTATTTGATCCCCAATCTGTCCAGTGCGAAGTACGATTGCTTGTAGTGCTTTATGAGGCGATTAACGCTGGCGATCCTTAAAGTTACCTGCGGGGTCGGCGCAGTGTCATTGACGATGGTTAGTGTCTCAAGATAATCCCACAGGGCGGTCAGGACGATATGTGTGTCGTCGGCACCGAGCTTTACGGCCATCTCACCACCCCATCCCGTGAGCGATCAGCATCAGGCCGAAGCCGATGGCGAAGATTGCGATGCAGGCGAGCAGGTCAGCGACGGCGTCCCGGATGCGGTATTTCATGTCAGTTGTCCTTCATAGCGTTGTTGATGGCGGTGTTTAGGCGCTGGCGCAGTTCAACGCGGCGCAATTCAAAGGTTGCTTCAAGCGTGTCCGAAAAGTAGCTGCATGCCTCGACGCACCGCAGCGCGGTCGCAGCCTGCTCCAGCGTGAGGGTGATGGTGGTCATGCTAGTCTCCTATCAAAACGGCGGCTCTTCGCCGGGGTAAGTTGGTTTCCACTGGGGCGGCGCGTAGGCCGCTGGCTGTGGGGCTGGTTTCGGCGGGGCCTGCCGGGGGATGATCCCCAGCAGGTCGAGGTGCTCGGAGAGGGTCATTCTGCTGGCCGATATGGCGCGTGGAACAGAAAGCTGTGAACCATGTCGAACCGAAACCAATCAGCGATAATGCCGTCCGCGTCGATTGCGCGCTTCGGGAACCAAGCCTCGCTTGCGTTGCCCTTCACCAAAATTGCCTTCGGTGTTTCGCGAACAACCAACACGGTGGTCTGGCTGCCGCTTGCGCTGGTGAGGTTCATGGTGGTCATCTGGGTCATCCTTGTTTGCTAGTTCGTATACGCAATAGAGTTAGTGACGCACAAACCACCTGTCAACACCCTTGAATTGCGAAATCGAAATTATTTGCTCTTGCCTTTCGCATCCAGTTTGCCCATGGTTTTTGCGAAACCGCAACGAGGGCTGCAATGGTCTACACCATGCGAGAAATACGGCTGATGCTGGCCGATCGGCCATTGCCGACAGTCGCCAAGCAATCAGGCGTGGCGCACACAACGCTCTGGCGTCTCATCTCTGGCCGCCAGGAAGCCAGGGAAAGCACGCTGGTCAAGCTCACCGACTACATCAACCGGGCAATGCAAGATGGCTGACAGCAGAGCCAAGGGCGCCGGCTTTGAGCGCGACATAGCCAACGCACTGCGCGATGAGCTGGGCATCAAGTTTGCGCGTGATCTCCGGCAGTATCAGCAATCAGAACACGGGGATCTCGTCACCGACGATCCGGCCTGGCCCTATGTGCTGGAGCTGAAGCGCTACAAGTCCGGCCCGATCGGCGGCTCGGAAGCCTGGTGGAACCAGGCACGCATCGCAGCTGAGAAGATCCACAAGCAGCCCGTGCTGATCTACAAGTACGATCGCCAGCCCGTGCGCTGCGTCCTCATGCTGCAAGGCGTGCGGGCCGACGTGACCTTCATCGACTTCTGCTACCTAGCCAGAGAAAGAATGGCCCATGACGCAATGCTCTGACGGCTTCGCCAAACACAACATCGACCACCTCTCCGCATCATCCATCAACCTCTGGTCCAACGCACCGGATGTCTGGGTCATGCAGTATCTGCACGGCAAGCGCACGCCCATGGGTGCTGCCGCCTGGCGTGGCATCTGCACCGAAGACGCAGTGGCCGCCATCCTCCTTGGCACGCCAGCCACGGAGGCGATCGACAAGGCCATCGCCAAGTTCGATGGGCGCTACATGATCGGCGACGAGGCAACCACCCGTGAGCGTGAGCGGATCAAACCCATGGCAACCCTGGCCGTGGCAGAGCTGCAGGCCTACGGCAAGCCAGACTTTCCGGAAGTGGAAGAGGGCGAGAACCACCAGAACAAGGTGGAGATCACAGCCGTGGGCGATGGCTGGTCGATCCCGGTGATCGGCTACCTGGATCTGGTCTTCCCAGAGCATGGCCTGGTGATCGATCTTAAAACCACCGGGCGCATCCCAACCCAGATGTCACCGGAGCATCAGCTGCAGCGTGCCATCTACGCCAAGGCCAAGGGCAACCTGGCCGTAAAGTTCCTGTACGTCAGCGACAAGAAGACCAGCCTGCTAGAGGACGGCGACCCGTCCGAGCTGCTGGCCCAGGCCAAGGTGCAGATCAGCCGCATGGAGGCGTTCCTGCGTCACTGCGACAAGGATCAGGCCAAGGCGATCGTGCCGATGAACACGTCCAGCTTCTACTGGTCCGGCGCTGAAGCACTGCGCAAAGAATTCTACGGGGTCTGACCCTGAGATCCGAGCCTGCCGGCAGCAGGCATTCCTCGGTGCTACAAGCACCCGACAACGAAAGGCACTAACATGTTCTCTCTCGACACAGGCGGCAACGGCGCCAACGGTCCCTTCCTGCAGTGGTCCGCACGCGGCACGCAAGACGGCGCGATCAACGCCAAGTCGTTTTACATCCGCGACGGCAGCGACAAAACCGCATACGACGCAAGCAAAGGCATGGTCCTCGACATTGAAAAGATGAAGACCGGCTGGCAGAAGTCCGAAGGCATCGCAGGCGTGGCGCCGGAATGGAAGTGGAACCCAAGCCCCGCGCAGATGATGGCCCAGCCCGGTGAGGATTGGAAGAAAGGCTTCAGCATTCCGGTCGCAACCGGCGGCGGGGCCACCGCAACCTGGGAGCAAGCAGGCACAGCCGCATGGCAAGCCCTCACAGATTTGGCCCCGCAGCTGCAGCAGCAACCGGCACCCGGCCAGCTCCCGCTCGTGCGCTTGGCATCCACCAAGGCCATGCAGTTCAAGCGCGGATCGACCATCAGCCCGGTGCTGGAAGTCATTAAGTGGGTGCCGCGTCCCGATTGCCTGAAAGACGGCGCAGCCGCTGGCATCGCCCTGGCCCCTGCACCTGCGCCTGCACCGGTCGCAGCACCGGCGCCTGTTGCACCGCCAGCTCCGGCAGCCGCAGCAGCCGGTGACTTTGAGTTCTGATCACACAAAGAAAAATCCCCCAGCGAGGAGACGCGCTGGGGGATAGTTGAGGCGAGATAGAAGAGGCGGTAACCTCGTGAGGGACAATAGAATGCAGAGCCAACAGATGCAATCAAATCCTGAGCAAATCAGGCAATTCATTCAATACATTACGCAGGGGTGGTCAGAGCTGGCCGAGCCTGCAGCCATCGAGCTGCGCTGCATCGGCACCAATCGGCAAGTCAGCGTGGCACGCTTCCCCCTGCACCAGGCCGAAGATGCCGTGCAGCATGCAGCCGCCATGAACCAGCACAGCCAGAACATCTACATGTGCATCAACCCGATCGATGGGCGGATCAGCATCCCGCCGAACAAAGCCGCCACCGACAAAGACATCCTGGCCGCCTTCTACTGCTTTGCCGACGCAGACACAGACGGATCTATGGCCAACGTGCTGTCCTTCGCAGGCCCGAAGTTCACGATGTCGGTCAAGACAGGCACTACGCCATACGTCAGAGGCCACGCATACTGGCAGCTGGAAGAGCCGTGCTACAACCTGGACGCCTGGCGCCAGGTGCAGGCCAGCATCGCTGCCAGCCTCGGCACAGATCCAGTTGTCATCAACCCATCCCGCATCATGCGCGTGGCCGGCACGATCAGCTACCCGAACGACGACAAGAAGAGCCGTGGCTACATCCAAGAGCAAGTCACAATGCGCACAGAGTTCTCATCCGACCGAGATCCGGTGCCGTTCGATCGGCTCATGCGGGCCTTCCCGCCCACACAGCGCAGCCTCTCAACAGCCACAACCAGCGTCGCCACCATCCAGATCGACCTGGGCCAGCAAGCCATGGACCGAGCCATGGCAGAGGCCTCCATCCTGCAAGGCGACAACTGGCACCAGAACGTCATCCGCCTGGTCGCCTCATACGTCAGCAAAGGTCTCACAGACGCAGAGATCCACGCCCTCACTGATCGCTTCACCATGGCAGGATACACCGCCGAGGACACACGCAGAGAGGTGCAGCAGGCGATCGATGGCGCCAGGGCCAAGGGCTGGACACCGCAGCCAGAGATCACGCCACAGCAAGCGCTGCAGACACACCAGACAGAGTTTGACGCAGCGCCAAAGCCAACCAAGCCACCGGCGCAGATCTTCTGGGCCGCCGACGCACAGCCCGTCCTAACACAAAGCTACCTGGTCAAAGGCTGGCTCGGCGCTGGGCAGATGTCGGTGGTGTACGGTCCATCCAACGTCGGCAAATCATTCATCGTGCTGGATCTGGCATACCATGTGGCAGCCGGCATGGAGTGGCAGGGCAGCAAGATCAACGGCGGCCCGGTCCTGTACCTGGCAACAGAAGGCGGCCACGCTTTCAAGAACAGGGTCTTCGCACTCACACAAAAGCACGGCAGCACAAACGTGCCGCTGGCCGTCAGAGCCAGCCCGGTGGATCTGCTGCACCCAGAGGCAGACATGCCCGAGCTGGGCGCACTGTGTCAGCAGATCGAACAGCAATACGGCAAGCTGGCCATGATCGTCGTGGACACACTCAGCCGAGCCATGTCAGGCGGTGACGAGAACGGGCCAAGCGACATGACAGCCTTCATCAATAACCTCGACGCACTCAGAGACTTCACAGGTGCGCACGTCCTGATCGTTCACCACACAGGCAAAGACGCAGCACAAGGCGCCAGAGGACACAGCAGCCTCAGAGCCGCAACCGACACAGAGATCGAACTGGAACTCAACGGCACCATCCGAACCGCAACAGCGACCAAACAACGCGACCTCGAACCCAAAAAGCCAATTACCTTCCAGCTCAAAGTACACGAACTCGGCCTCGACGCAGACGGTGACCAGGTCACCACCTGCACCATCGAACAAGCCAACGACCAGGATGTCGAAGACAGCAAAAAGAAGAAGCCAACAGGCAGAAACCAGATCGCACTGGTGCAAGCCTTCAAGCAGATGAGAGACGACGGCATCGGAATGAAGAACCCAGGCGGCGTGGGATGGCCAGAGATCCACACCTATTGGGCCATCGATGAGGCAGACTTTGCAAAGTTTGCACAGGGCAAACTGGCAGGCGCAAACCCCAGAGCCGGGTACAAACAGGCGCTCGAAGGCCTGCTTTTGAGCGGCTATATGACCCAAAACGAGGGCTATCTGTGGGTGTCGGCAAAAGAGGGCCGTGTATGAACGCTGTAGGAAAACCGAACGCAATGAAATCAACGGGTTGGGGCGGCGTTTCCTACAATTCCTACAAATTCCTAAGTAAATCCTACACACGGGCAATTTTGTAGGAGGATTAGGAAAACCCTTTAGGGTTTCCTAATTCCTACAAGCCCCGAAAAAGTGGAGACCAAGATGACTGAGCATAGACCAACCAAACCGCGCAGACAGCGAAGCGCTGATCGTGTCCTGCATCGGGATGTCACGGCGGTGCAAATCAAATGTGACTTCGCACTCGCCCCGTTCGATCGCATGGCAAATGCGATGGATCACAAGTGGGGCATTGATCGGCTCGTGGAGCTGGTGCCGGCTGATGTCGCGGCAAAGTATGGATCGGCAATGGCCAAGCTCAACCAGGCGATCGATGAACAAGATCCTGATGACGTGGCAGTCAGAGCATCGGTCTGCATACGCGGCATGCAGGCCATGGATCAAATTGCCTCGCAGGCTCACGGAGAGCCGCCTACAGCGCAGGTGTGGGTTGTTGAGGCAGATGGTTATACCTTCGGCCTGATGAGAGATCCCAGAGCGTGGCAGAGAGCGCAAGAAGCTTATCCGAAACTGGAGCTGATCACCGAGCGTGAGATGGTCCTGGCTCTCACCATGTACCGACGCAGCCTCGCCAAAGAAATGATCGACGCAGCCAAGGCTGCATTCCCTGGTGCAGAAGTCACAGCCGTCAGAAACATGGAGCTGGAAGATGACATTCCTTGGTGAGCATGAGCCAATCATCAAAACAGATACAGCCGTCATCCTCACCACAAGACCCGATGGCGTCTACGTCTGGCAGAACGGAACAGAGATCGGCAAACTGCCAGCAACCGCATGCCTGAACTTCATCAGGCAAATCCTCAACACAGTGGATCTCAAAACATGAACAGACTTGAACGCTGGCGCCTGGACAGAGGCCTATCATACGACGACATGCAAAAGCGCATGGGCATCAGTACGCCTGGCATGATCTGCAAATGGTGCATGCACCCAGATCACACCAGCTATCAAATGCCCGATGAGAACGAACGCATGGTCATCCAGATGATGACACTGGGCGAGATCCCCGCAAACTCTTGGACTGATGGGCAGTCTGGTGTACACTCAGCAAAACCCAAAGGAGGTCGCAATGGGCGGAAACAATAAAGGCCATTCGGTCAGAGTCACAAAGGCCATCATGGTCGAAGTCGCTGACCGCATGGGGCAAGGCGAGAACCTGCTGCAAATTGTCGAAAGCGATCACATGCCGTCATATCGCGCCATCACATCAGCCGTCATGCGTGATGAAGAGTTCTTCCGCCTCTACCGCGAAGGACGCGTGCGCCAGGCCGAATGGCACTCAGATCGCATCAACACCCTGGCAACATCACCACTGCCAACACACCACGCAGACGGTACGCCATGCGACAGCAGGTGGCTTGGCGCCGAGATCCAACGGCGCAAGCTGGAGATCGAAACGCTGCGCTGGACGCTGGCACGGTCACAGCCGCATGGCATCCGAGACAAGCGTGAGGACGCGCCTCAAGCCCAATCGATTACGATCAGCTGGGCA